TACTGGCGTATGCGCCGTATTGAAGACGCAGGCACTGGGGTAAATACACCTGACATGAATTTCCGTTTCCTACCTGCTGTAGCAGCGGGACTGGCTTATTACATTGCAATGAAGACCCCAGAACTTGTAGACCGGCTTCCAATGTTAAAAGCTGTGTATGACGAACAATATGATCTTGCTGGGCAAGAAGACCGAGAGAAAGCTCCGATCAGGTTTGTACCGCGTTCTCCTAGGAGATAAGCATGAGTAGCAGATTTGCTTCGGCGCGGATTGCGATAGCGGAATGCGATATTTGCGGTTTCCGGTACAAGCGTAGAGAGTTGAAAGCGTTAATCGTAAAGGGCAAGGATACTAACATTCAGGCGTGTCAAGAATGTTGGAACCCAGACCACCCACAGCTACACATAGGTGAGCGTCCTATATACGATCCGCAAGCGATACGGAACCCGAGGCCGGACTTTACTGGGTATCCGCAAAGCAGAGCGAGGTTACAACCGTCAGGCTCGGTTGTAGCTACAGGGTTCATTGGTAGTGTTACAATAATTATCACTTAGGAGCGTCTTATGAAAGGCAAAACTGGTACAAATTACATGAGCGGCGGTGACGTTAAGCAGGTTAAAGGTATTGCTACCAAGGCTGTCAAAGGGCATGAAAAAGCAATGCACTCTAAAGGCTTCGCCAAAGGTGGCAAAACAAATTCCAACATGAAGGCAATGGGTCGTGGTATGGCTAAAGTAGTCAACCAGAGAACGTCTTCGTCTAGCAAATCAGGCAGGGGTCGATAATCATGGCTAAGAACACTACGGATACTACTAATATAGCTACCCCTACGGTTAACGGCACTTTTGCTACGGCAGATAAAGTTAACATGTCTGTGGGCAACATCACCCGCGACGCACAACCGGGTACTAAGACTTCCGGCGTTAAAATGCGCGGTGCTGGCGCAGCCACTAAAGGCACAATGTGCCGTGGTCCTATGGGTTAACGGATGAACTACGCTGCACTAACAACTAACATACAAGACATCTGCGAGAACACGTTTACCGCAGACCAGCTTGCTATGTTTACAAAGCAGGCGGAGCAGAAGATATACGCTACCGTAGAGATACCTGCACTGCGCAAAAACCAGACTGGCACGTTAACCACTAACAACAAATATCTAACGATGCCCACGAGCATGTTGTACGTGTATTCTCTTGCGGTTATTGACGCAAATGCGGCGTACCATTTCCTATTAAACAAAGACGTAAACTTCATTCGTGAAGCCTACCCAACCCCTACCGTTACGGGAAGACCACAACACTACGGTATTTTTGACCAAACGACTTTTATCGTAGGACCAACCCCAGATGCAGGTTACGCTGTTGAGATGCACTTTGGGTATTACCCTGAGTCTATTGTGACTGCGGGCACTACATGGTTGGGTGATTCGTTTGATTCTGCGTTGTTAAACGGCGCACTGGTCGAGGCTATTCGGTTTATGAAAGGTGAGCCCGACCTAGTTGCCAATTACGAAAAAATGTATGTACACGCAATTTCCTTGCTGAAAAATATGGGGGATGGCAAACTACGTCAGGATATGTACCGTGATGGGCAAGTTAAAATTAAGGTGGGGTAATGATTAGCTCTGTTGGTGGTGCCTTACTAGGCGAAGTAAAAGCAATGATGGTCTCTGGGCGTGGCTTTACCCCAGAAGAAGTTGCGGATATGGCGTTAGATCAAATTATTTACATTGGTGTTTCGGCTAACCCTATTTTGCGAGATCAAGCCGAGGCATACAAAGAACAGCTTCGTGCGGTGTTGGTGAGATACATGAAGCAGGCGGTTGCGTCACACAACACCACGTTGATGAACCGTTTTAATAAAGCGGGACACCCCGAACTTGTAAAATTACTGGAGATTTAACATGGCTATTACCGTTACTACCGCAATGCCGACTAGCTTTAAAGTAGAAATCCTGAAAGGGGTACACGATTTTACTGCCTCTACAGGCGATACGTTTAAGTTAGCGTTGATGAAAGCAACCGCGTCTGGCTCCCTCACGTTTGGTGCAGCTACCACTAACTATTCGGATTTAGGTGCGGATCAGTTAGCGAGCGGCAGCGGCTATACCACGGCGGGTAATACGCTGGTAAGTGTTACGCCTGTTGCAAGCGGCACCACAGCTATTTGTGACTTCTCTGATACTACATGGACTTCCTCTAGTTTCACTACGTGTGGCGGTTTGATATACAACAGCACTGAGTCAGGTAAAGCTTGCGCAGTGTTGAGCTTCGGTGGTGACCAGACAGTTAGCTCCGGGGATTTTCAGATTCAGTTCCCAGCACCCGCCGCTGCCACAGCCATTATTCGCATTGCTTAATGCAGGTAGGAGACTACCGTGAGTGGATGGGGCGAGCGACCGTGGGGCTACAACCGATGGGGCGGGGAAGCTAGTACAATAGTTAACCTCGGTCCTGTTTGGGGAGCCGGTGGATGGGGAAACGGTGCGTGGGGCGATAACGGCGTTGCAGTACAAGGTACTGGCGCAGTAGGAACTGTTCTTTTTAGTATTGGCACAAATGTTATACCTGTTGGCGTATCTGGCACAGGCGCAATAGGAACGGTAGTAACAGGAATTAACGACTCGGTTATACCCACTGGAGTGGAAGGAACAGGGTCAGTAGGAAGTGTAGGGATCGGTGTAGCTCTTGTACCAACAGGTGTTTCTGGTACAGGGGAAATGGGTAATTTCACCGTCAACGTACACGAGATTATTATTCCTATAGGCGTAGTAGGTACTGGTGCATTAGGCACTGTTACCTTTAGTATAGGCACAATATTTAATGCCACTGGCATAAGTGGTACTGGTGGGGTAGGCACTGTAACCCCCGCCTACAATTGGACAGTAGTGGCAAGTGGAGTATCCGGCACAGGTGATGTGTCCGCAATAACTCCAATAGTAAGTAATGCCGTAACGGGTGTAGCAGGAACTGGCAATATAGGCACTGTTACTAATACCCGCAGTGCAAATGTTTTCCCTATAGGTGTCGCTGGCACAGGAACCGTAGGAACGATTATAGTAGCTGGGTGGACCACGATTAACGATGGTCAGACCCCAAACTGGACAAGTGTAAACGATAGTCAAACCCCGAACTGGGTTGACATAGCAGCTTAAAGGGCTGAAATATGATTACGCAGGCCACACTAAAAGAATTACTAAACTATAGCCCAGAGACGGGGGAGTTTACGTGGCTAAAATCCATTGGTGGAAAGTCCAAAACGGGACTTTTAGCTGGGACCCTTAATAGTCTGGGCTACCGGAAAATAATTATTTGGGGGAAAGAGTATAAAGCACATCGTTTGGCGTGGCTTTACACTCATGGGTCATTCCCAGAAGGTCAAATAGATCACATCAACGGCATACGTAAGGATAATAAAATAGATAATTTGCGGGCAGTTACTAATGCTGAAAATACGCGCAATGGTAAAAGACGTTGCACTAATACTTCAGGTGTGACGGGAGTGTCTTGGTTTAAGCTTAATGAAGCATGGGGGGCATATATTAACGATAACGGTAAAAAGCTCTTTCTTGGGCTTTTTGAAGATTTATTTTCCGCAGTTGCTGCCCGAAAAACTGCTGAAATAAAGTACGATTACCACCCTAATCATGGTAGAGGAGTATGACCCTTGGCAACATACGTTAACAATCTAAGATTAACCGAGATCACCACAGGCGACGAGAGCGGCACTTGGGGCACGACGACCAACGCTAACTGGGACTTCGCCACCGACGCATTTGGCTACGGCGTTAAGAACATGGCGGCGGACGCAGACCAAACTTTCACAATGGCAGACGGCTCGGTCGATACCTTGCGCTCCATGTACCTCAAAATTACTTCTACGGGTTCACTCACGGCTACTCGCACCATTACCATTGCCCCCACCTCGATATCTAAGGTCTGGATCATCGAGAACGCTACTTCTGGTTCCCAAAGCATCATCATTAAACAAGGTTCCGGTGCTACCGTTACGATTGCCACTGGCGCAAAAACGATGGTGTATAGCGATGGCGCGGGTGCGGGTGCAGCGGTTGTTAGCGCAAATTTCACGGCAGCTACAAGCGGCACAGTGACAAGCGTAGCCGCTTCAGTCCCTAGCATTTTTAGTATTGCCGGTAGCCCGAT